TTAAATGTTAATCTCTGTTTTTATTTTTTCTAATAACTCGTCTACCTTTTCACAAGAAGGATGATATATTTTGCTTTTTTCTAAATTACTTGTCATAGTTTTTAGTTCAAGATATTTTTCTTCTACTATGTCACAAAAATTTTCTCCATCGATTATTCTCTTTATTTCAATTTTACTAATATCTATTATTGCTATTTCGTCTTTTAAATAAATTTTTCTTATTAATCCCCATGCATCAGTCCAACTTTTCTCTTTCTCTCCAGTTATGCCCTCATAAGAAAATATTATTCCAACTTTAATTTTGGACATTGCAAGTAACATATAAAGCTTGCCTATCCACGTTACATTAACTGGCTGTTGATAATTTTTACATTCACAAATTATCGGTTGGTGAAATATATCCGGAATAATATTTTTTAAAGTTATTTTAGCAAAATCGCTTAACTTTATAACTATATCATATTCATTTGTATCGCTTGTAATATTATCAAACAAATCAAACAAATTTGTTTTTATTGTAATTTGTTTAGTTAATTCTTCAAATAAATCTCCTCTAGTTTTGGCTTTGACTTTTTTGTAATTCTCAGGAGCCTCATGCATTTCTACAATCTTATTATATAATGCATTAATTTCAGGAGTTTTGTAATTTCCTTTCTTGAATGCTATTCTTTTTAACATCGTAGGATCTTTTTTATCTAGATACAAAAAAGTATCGTATAATTTCTCTAATTGTTCTTCATCACTAACTAATGTACTACTCACTTTGTAAATCTCCATTAATAACTTTATAAACAATAATTACATTTCTTAATATTTCACATTTTTTATCACAATTCTCACATATTTCGTCAGGTATATCTTCAAATGCATCATAATAAATTGATTTACTAGTATTATATTCGTCCTCACACATTACTTTAAAATTTATTTCTAAAACATTGTTTTTTAGTAATATATAGATTATTTCTTTTGAATCTGCAAATGGTATATCTAATTTATTAGCAATATCATTACATGATATTCTTGAATTCTCATTAAATTTCAAAAATTTAATGAGCTTATCAATTTTTTCTTCACTTATTATTTCTAATATCGGAAAAAACTTGGTAGATATATTCAATTGCATAATTCATCGCCTCCATATCTATTTTTTTTATTTCAAGAAAATTATACAAATCATAACTCTTATCTCTATAACTGAAAGTTACATTTATATTTAAATTCGAATTCTCATTATTATCATACCACGATAATAATCTAGTTTTATATTTTGCATTTTCTTTAATATTATTTATATACTCAATAAATAGTTGTGCTACTTGTTTGGCTTCCTTCGTTGAATTTAATAACTCTCTATTATTTTCTATTATTTCTTCCAAATCTCCTATAAATGGCATAACCATATTATTTCCTACTTTAAGCTTAGCTGAGCTGTTTTTCATCAACCCTAAATCTTGGCAAATTAAATGCACTTCTTGCTTTCTATTTGTAACAATTTCATTAATGACTTCGCTTGTTCTAAATTCTTTAATAGTAAGTTTATGTCTATTTCTTAATATATCTAATTGAGCATTTAAAGTTCTCTGATAGTAATCATCATCACCTTTTAGTGCTATATTGTTAAATCTAAACTCTAATATTCCTAAATTCTTATGGTAAATCCATAGAGTTGAATCTAATATGCTTTCAGTTTTATTGGTTTCAGGATAAAATGGATCTATTGATTTTTCAAATTTTATTATAATTCTCTCTATTTCATCTTTTAATATAGGCTTTGAAAAATCATCTATATCTTTTATGGCTATTGGTAAGTAATTATCGTATAGATTATAACTTCCATATGTATCTTCAATTTTAAACTCAGAGCACTTATAATAAATTTAATACCTATATCCTTTGTTAATTAATGCATTTTCTATATATTGAATTGTACTTTCAGGTTTTTCTTTAAGACATTCACAAATCCTTTTGATTCTATCCCAATCTGAATCAATTTTTACTTTAGTTCCATTTTCATCATCCTTATATTTAGCGACTCCATTTTTTCTCAAATCATTTATTATCTTTTGTAAAATATAATTCGGAGTTTCATATTTTAATGTACTCTCAATTAAATTTATATATTCATCTATTTTCATTTTTCCCCCCTATTAATTTCTTTATACAATTATTAAAATTCAATCTATAATAGAGGATATTGTATAATCTCTATTATAGATTGAACCCAATGAACTGCAATTTCATGATATGGGTTCTTTTATTTGGTTATATTTACATAATACTATAATTTGTGGAACATTTCCACAAAAAAATAAAGGGTACAAGATTAGCTCCTATACCCTCTAAATTAATGGCTATTGTGCAATTTAGCCAAATGAATTATATCACATTATACATTTCCAGTATAATCTCCATTTAGAAAAATAGCTGCCTCTTTTGTCCTTCTTCTGAAAAGACCTTCTATTCTTCTTCCTCCACCATTTGACCAAGCTTGAAAATTATTAATTAAACTATTATCTCTAATACCTTCACATATACGCCTATATAATGTTGAATTTAACAATCCACCAGTACCGCAATTATATGCAAAACTTACTAAAGCATCAAATTCATTTTGCTTTAAAGTTATTCCTCTAGAATCTAAATCTGATTTAATTACTGGAGCATACTTATTATTAATCCAATCTTTAAGCATAGTCGTTGCTTGACCTTCTGCAACCTCTGTAATACCCTGTATTTCTTCTCCTGTCATTCCATAACCTAATGTTAATACTCCAACTTCATCATAATATGGAGTTGCTGAGAAGCCTTCCCATGACTTTATGAAATCAATGCATTCATCTGAAACAAAACTTTCAATTAATGCTCCATTAGAATCAAATTTATATTCTTTATCATCTATAGTTTGTACACAATCACACGACATTACTCCATTGGAATTTAAGTAATACCATTTGTTTTTATGCTGTAGCCAACCAGTTAACATTGTTCCATTAAGATTAAGGTAATACCACTTGCCTTCTACTTCTTTCCAACCTGTTAGGAGATTATTTGTATTTCCATCTACTAGACACCATTTCCATTCCATATTAATATACCCCCTTCTTATTCTACTGGAACATCTACATTAATTTTTGCACTAGCATTTAAATTATCTGTAGGTGCGACATAGCTATTCTCTGTAACTGTATTATTTATTGCTGTTGTAGTAGCTTCTGTTTTGACTTCTTCTTTGATCTCTGTTGCTTTATTAATAGCCTGTATTGTCACATCTTGAATAACTTTATCTGAAACGCCAGGAGTGGAAGTATCTATAACTATTCCCAACATAACTAAAATAGAAAGTACAGTATTTACTATATCTGACCAATTAGACGGAATTAAATCTTTAAATCCTAATTGTTGAATAAGTAATACTATTGCTCCTAACATTGAAAGTATAAAAGTTTTGTTTTTAAATCTTGTCTTTAAATCTAAAGTTAACATTTTTACATTCCTTCTTTCTCTAAATCATCTATTCTTTTATGTGCTGATTTTAGGCTTTCTTCTAACCTTGCAACCTTTTCACTAAGTCTGTTAATTTTGTTATCCTGTGCCTTTAACTCAAGCCTTATATCATCAATACCCCTTGATATATAATTAAGTTGCATTTCAAATTTTGTTTGCGAATTACTTTCCTCTTTAATATCATTTTTAAATGTTCTTTTAAGTCCAATAGCTCCAACTAAAATTCCAATTAAAGTTGAAGCCATCCCTATAATTATATTTACTTCATTCATGTGTCACCTTCCTAGTTTCATTTTATTTTGTATAACAAAAGACACTCACATTTCTGTAAGTGTCTTTGAAAATAGGTAATATTTAATTTATCTTCTTCTAATTCAAATCAATCTATATACTTAAAGAACTACAGTTGCAGGTATTGTAATTGTGACTGTTCCTGAAGGAAGAATGTTACCAACATTAACTACAATATTTGAAGATGTTGAACTTGAATCTACTTCACCTTGAGTAGTTATTATTCCACTAGTTGTAAACTTAATATGCTTAGGAGCATCATCCTTGATAACTACTTTTTCAGCTGTCTTTAAATCTGTATTGGTAACTAATATAGTGTACGTAAATGTGTCACCTACACATACAGTCTTTGCATCAGATGTTTTTACAACACTTAATGTCGTTTCTGCCAATCCATTGAATATAGTTGGAATCTCACCACTCGCAGTATTCGTGTTATCGCCTTTTGCATAAGCAGTATTAACTAGTTGTGTTGGCTTTTCTATTACAGTTACTATACATGTTGCACTTAAATTGCCTTGTACTGTATTTACTGTTATTGTTGCCTGTCCTTCTTTTACTCCAGTTACATTCCCATTTGAATCTACTGTAGCTACTGAAGGATCACTTGACGTCCATGTTACTTGCATTCCTGCTGGTGTTGTTGTGGCTATTAGATTTTGTGTATCTCCAGTATTTAAATTCAATGATGACTTATTTAAATTTAAGCTAGTTATATATTTATATTCATAATGAGTAGTTTCTGAAGCGTTTCCTGCATTATCTATAGCTTTAATATGAACATATATAGGTTTAAATAAATCTAATCCTGATAATGGTGCTGATATGGATAAATCTGTATTAATAACCTTATTATCTGATTCTGTATTTTCTATATTGTCTACAACATATGAATATCCAGCAATTCCTGAAGTATTTACCGCTGAAACTGTATTCGAAGTTATATCATCAGTCGCATTTCCATTTGTAGCTTTTACATAATAATCATACTTTGTTCCATTGTCATTAGGCTTAGAATAAATTATATTTAAGTTTCTATCATCATTTGATGCACCGCTAATAATTACTTTATCTGGTGCTGTTAAATCTTGACCTTTGTGATCATCACAAGAAGTATTATTAGTTAATTGTGCTAAATAGAATAATGTATTTGCAAGTAATTTTTGCTCATCCGGTGTTGCAGCTCCATTTGAATGACCTGTTTGAATCATTGCACAGTTATTCCAAGTTGTAAGATAAAAATTTGTAGTACCTGTTTTACCATTTAAATTTGAAACTTCACTACTACTGTTTAAACTGTTAGAAGTGTATTTCATCCAAATATCTCCCATTGCAAACTGGGATGTACTATGGCTTAGTGGAATTGTTAATTTAGTTTCTAACTGCCCTACTGACCAAGGATAATTGGTAAGTAAACCATCTTTCACAACTTTTATCTCCTTATTTCCAAAATATCCAGCACTACTATTGATATTAATATTTAAATAACTTTCAAGACTATTAAAACCACTATTGGATAATGCAGAAGTAATTGTATCATGTCCAAACAAAACTCCATATCCTTCTTTTATATATGATTCAACTAAATACTTTGCTGTTGCAGATATATCTCTATTATTATTTGAATCATATCCACCAAAATAAATAACATCATACTTCCAATTTCCACTGTTATCTTTTAAATTATCCATTGGATTGATATTGAATTTTTCAATATCTACTTCATCAACTGATATTAAGCCCTTTCCATATCCATTAGCACTTTCACCATTGGGTTTTTCCATCCATTCCTTCAAATTTTTTCCTAAACCCGGATATACATTTAATACTCTAACACTAGTTTTTGATGGGATACTTTGGTAAATTTTTTCGTCCTGTTCTTTTGAATAAACTATATATTTATATCCAGCTCCAAGGTTTGTCCATTCAAGGTGTACATAGTTTTTCCCTTCAATTGGTGTGGCTGTCATACTTAATTTGTTTTCTGTTAAATTTGTTTCATTTTCCATGTTTATACCTCCTAAAATTATCTAAATTATAGATTTAATAATTGATTTTTCTAATCTATCTACTTCATGTATTAACTTTTTAATTGTGATATTGCAATATCTAAACTTTATTTTTTATCATTAGTATTTAATACTTCTTTATATTAAAGAATGCTTTATCATTAGTTCCTTATTATTATTATAAACCCCCTAATCGCTTATTTCTTATAGACTTTCTATAGTTTTCTTATAATTTTTCTATATCTAAAAATTATCAATAAAAAAACACCTTCATGGTGCTGATTATTACATATACTTCTTATTTAGTTTCTACTCCATATCTTGCTATTGTGCAACATTATAAGACACCTACATCTCTGCAAATGCCTTATATAAACTTTAATATTTTATTATCTTACTTCAAACCAATCTATTTTATCATGTATTACATAGTCTTTATAAGCATCTTTTGTAAATTCATAATACGGCTTGTTTGATTTAGTAATATCTCTATCTATATACCATTGCTTAAATTTAGCAATTTCATCATTAGATACACTATAACTCTTTATTTGTCCATCTACTAACTCTATGAATAAATTAGTATCACCTGTTGTTGGTTCAGTTGGATTAGGGTCTGTACCTTTTGGTGTTACAGTAACAACACAAATAGCTTTTATATCAGAATCTTTAATTTTAGCTGTTATTGTTGCTTGTCCTTCTTTTACTGCTGTAACTTTTCCATTAGAATCTACTGTTGCTATTGATTCATCACTTGATTTCCACGTTATTCCTACTGATGATGGAGTTGTGGTCGCAACTAAAGTATCTGTTTGTCCAATTTGTAAAATGTCTGCTATTTTATTTAACTCAATATTACTAGCTAATACTGATATTTTTTCCATCATTTCTAATTGTGAAATTGTACATTGTGCTGCTTGATCTTGATAAGGATTTGATGTATAAACATTTATTCTATATACTTTATATTTTTTACTATTGTTAAAGGTATATATTCTTTTTTCTCCGTCTTTCCATTCCGTTTCATTATTCCTTGAGTCTAAACGACTCCAAGTATTTCCTTTATCATTTGATCCCTGAAAATCCCATGATTTAGGAGAAGTGTTGTTATATCCTGTACATGCTGTTATTGTATACTTACAGATTTGTTTTGGTTCATCAAATTCATATGCTAGCCATCCATTTTGATATCCTTTAGCAGTACTCCATCCGTTAGGATGGCCATTTGCGGTATCATCTAACACTTTATCAAATGCGTAATATCCAGACCAACTTCTACTCCATTTTGAACTGAATGACACCTGTCCACTTGGGCTTGAATCACTTGTCATAGTTGGTATCAAATTCTCAGTATACGTATCCTCTGTGGCAAACACACTAATACAACTTCCCAAAACTAATATCAAAGACATTACAAACATTACGCTAAACTTTTTTAAATATTTCTTCATAAATCAATTCTCCTTTATTCATCCTATTGTGAACATGTTCACTTATAATTCTAATTCATTTCCCAATTTAATCCAATAAAAATCGTAATACAAATTCCTTTATATCTAAGAATTTTAGTAATTTTTACAAGATTAAATATAATCTAAAAATAAGCAATAAAAAAAGCACTTAATTTGTACTATTCTATTACTTATAAGTTTACGAAATTTTCTTAATATATTATATCAAGGTAGCAAGGCGTAAGTGGTCCTGTTATGCTACGTTCCCATATATCAATTCTTTTCCCATAATCACTATATTCAAAATACCTACTAGCTGTACTAGCTGAATATACATACGTGTTATTAGTAGCATTCAATGTGGCCTTTGTTTCTGTATGATCATTATACATATTTGCAAATATAGTATGTTCAACAAAATTTATGCAAATTTGTATACTTTGAATATTTACTATCATATATTTAGGAGTGAATGATATAGGAAGTACTTTTTTTAGAGCTGTACCTTCTATCCCATTACCACTATCTTGTATAAGAATATCACTGGGTAAATATTC